CAGCACGGCGCCCAACGCCGTGGCGAACAAACTGGTTTTGTTGTCGCTCAATGCAAAGCTGCCAACTTTCTCGTGTCCGACCAAAAGAAAATCGGTCATCATGGCCAGCGCCATACTTAGATCGTAGTTTTGGATGATCGCAGTAATGTCGAATTGTCTGCGACCACCCGTGCTGAGCAAAGTCAAGTCATACATCTTGTTGCCCTTGTCATCGTAAGCCAGTGGCATTACGACACCCTCTTGTTCGTTGCGTTTGAGGTTGCGCACCATTTTTTTGTGACCATTAAGCGCTGCCTTCAAGTGATCGGGCGCGTCGGGCTTCAACATTTCTTCCGGCACCCAAACCACAGGTAGCCCCGCAAGGTCGCGTTCAATCCCAATCCCTTGGATGTTTTCGATGTTGCGTTTGAAATACCACGGGCGATACGCATTGGTCAAGATGCCCCAGCCCTCGGGATTTTCTTTGCGTGTACGCAGCCGAAACAAAAGCAGTTTCTCAATCGGGATAAAAACGACATTCCATTTTGGCGGGGACATCTGTTCCAAACCAAGTAACATCCCCTCATCATCGAAACACCATTTGTAAATCGTGTCTTGCGAACGTATAGAAAGTTTGCGCCACCCGACACGTCCATCAGTGTGTTGGCTCTCTGTGATTTTGTTCCCGGTTTTTCCACCACGAATCTTGTACACGGTTTCCATCGGCGCATATCCAAAAGTCAACATCGAAAGAATCTCACTCAGAGTGTCCTGCCAACTTGACGTCATATCGTGGAAACAGCTTTCGACAAATGCAGCGACATCATGATCGATCGGATCATCGCTCGCTGGCTCGACATGCCACTCGGCTTGCCGACACAGGTTTTCGTAAATCATCAGCGTTGCGCCGATGATGGGTTCGGTCTGCTGCATTTCTTGGAATATCTTTGCAGCACCCGTGCCCTTTAATTTCGGCAGAACAAAATCGAATCCTGCCATCAATGTCGTATCAAGACCGCTGCGCCCCTTCTCGGCAAAAGAGTATGGCGCGGATTCGGATTTCTCGTTCTTCGATATTTCTTTTTTGGCCATCACATGCTCCAAGGACTTGTTTGCGTCAGATCGGCGATGCCCGGTGCAACACCGCTTCTATGCGACGCTTTCTTTGTCAAATAGTATATCGCTTGCGACATCGCATCGACTTGGTCATCGTGCGCCGCGTTCGGGAACGAGATCAATTCATCGATGTACGCTTGTGCCCAAGCATAGCGATTCGGATTCGGTGTCCAGATTTGTCCGGCCTCCCACTGCGGCTCCGTTGACCGCGCACGATTCGTCTTGCTCTCAAGTGGATTGATCGAAACGATGCCCGGAATCTCACGACGCAGATCGTCGATGATCGCTGGCCCGTTGGCTTTGTTTTCCACAAGCACTGCCGACGCGCGAGGAAACTGTTCTCGCATACCGCGGATCGCCGCACGCGACTCGTTGAACCCCATGCGCTTGCGGATTTGATGCGCAAGCATTTTCTCGGCACCGCGTTGCAACCATCGCTGGCCAACAACGAAGTCCGATTTATCCTTGCCCTCAAACGTAAAATCCCAAGAGTGGATTTCGTTGTCGTATGTCTGCCACGGATCGTCGTAGTACCGGAACCAATCGCGTCGAAAAATCTCTCCCTCGTCGGGCACAGGCTGCTGCTGATACATTGCCGACCACACGCGCGCACCTACGCTACGTCGAATGTTTTGCAAGGCTTTGGCATCGTAACGCTCGGCACTTAGTGGCTCCCCCTCGGAACGCTGCAAGACATCGTTTTGCTCCGCAAACGCTGGCAGACGGATCACCGTCCACGGCGAATCGGCGCTCGACATCAAATACGCGGTCATGTCTTGGTCGTTCCATCGCGTCATCGTTAGGACAATGCTGGCTTCCGGCTCAGCGCGCGTGATGAACGTTGACTCAAACCATTCGATTGTGCGCCGTCGTACCGTTGAACTTGTCGCCTCTTCGATGTTTTTGTACGGATCGTCGCAGATCAAAAGATGGCCTCCGCGTCCAGTGATGGGGCCCCCGACTCCCGACGTGATCATGCCACCACCATGATTGGTCATCCAACGCGATGCACGCGATACGTCTTGCCGAATGCGTGTGCGCGCTACACCGCACTCGTTCAAAGTGTCCCGCACAAAGCGTCCGTGATCGGATGCCAAGGCATCGCCATACGATGTCAAAATCACATTGCGATCTGGCCACAGGTCAAGAAACCATACTGGCAACCACCGCGCGAACATCAAAGACTTGCCATGCCGAGGCGGCATGTTAATGATGATGCGCGCGCCGCCCTGATGAATCGCAGCCGCAACAATGCGCGTTGCATAGACCAGATGTCGATAGGGCAACCACTCGCCTTTGCTTGCGCGTTGCGCAAACGTGTGCGGGAACAAACGCCAACTTGATTCTTTCAACATCCCCGACAATTTGTCAGATACGGATTTGTCAAGCGCCATTGTCCGCGCCACTTTGATTGTCAGGCGACAAAGATTCTGCCAACTGCAAGAGCGCATCGCGTAAAAGCGGGTCACGGATGGCGTCGCGGATTTCTGAAATGTTTGCGTCCTCCGAAACTCGGACAGGAACGAATGATGTCTCTGTGCGCTCTGGCACACCGAACACCTTCATCTGCTGACTCTGCACCGAGTCCAAACATGCGCGAACCTCCCGCAAAAGAAATATATGATTCCGCGTTATATTTGGCAACCGCCCTTCGGCCTGCGCTGTCCGAACTTCTTGAATCATCCCCTGCATCGCCGACAACGCCAACGCACGAAGCTGCTTGCTGTCCGAAAGCTGCGTGTTCAACGTATCGCCAAGTTGCTCAGTGAGCTTCTGCATCGCAAGAAGATTCCGTTCCTTGATGATGTCGTTGCGACATTCATTCCAATCCACGGGCTCACAACGCCGCTTCCATTCGTCAATCGTGTTCCATCGCACACCTGTTTTTACAACGAGGTCTTGTATCGTCAGACCGTCCGCCGCCCATGCGTTCATACAGACACGCTTGTGTTCGTCGGTGTAACGTTTCGGCTTCGATTTGAAAACATCAAACGGATCGCGCAAGACTTTTGTGATCTGCTCGCTCATCGCGGTTCCATCCAAAACGGGCTGCATTCCAAAATCGGTCATGCGCTATTACTCATTGGCATCACTCGCAAGGACGGGGGATAACCCGTACTGAATCATCCGTTCGAGACAAACGCTGACATACTTAGGTTCCAGTTCCATTCCGTAACAGACGCGACCCAACTTCTGCGCAGCGACCATCGTTGTGCCGCTGCCAAGAAAGGGATCGTAAACGTCGCCACTATGATTCCGTATGGGGCGCATCATGCACTCGATTGGCTTTTGCGTGCCGTGCGATTTCTGATCGTCGCCATCTAATTGGTTGATCGCCCAAAGCGTAGTCTGCTTATGATCTCCGATCCAATTGGCACTTGCACCCTTGCGAAAGGCATACCAACACGGCTCATGCTGCCAGTGATAATGCCCGCGAGATATTGCCAAGCGATTCTTGCCCCAGATAAGGCACGCGCGTAATTCAAATCCGGCGTCCTGAATGTTGATCGCGGTGTCGGCGGTATGCCGGTCAGAGTGCCAAATATAAGCCACGTTGCCAAGAAACAGTTTGTAAGCATCCGTCCAATCGACTCGATCATCGTTCTGCACTTTGCCGATACGTCCGCCAGCCTTTCTGAGGTTGGAGTCAGGCCTCCAATTCGGATCATACGCCACACCGTAAGGAGGGTCTGTGACCATGAGCGCGGGCGTTGCGCCATCAAGCAGTCTCGCCACATCATCGACGCTCGCCGCGTCCCCGCACAACAACCGGTGCTTGCCAATATTCCATAGCTGGCCGGTTTTGACTTTCCACTTTTTTAGAAGCTCATCGGCTCTGTCAAGCGGTGCAACGTCGTCTGAGTCCGATAGCGGCTCGTTGCGCTGCGAGTCCGAGTACAGCGTGTCCAGTTCAACCTTACTGAATCCGAGATCGGCGATGTCCAAATTCAACTCCGGCGCTTCAAAATCGACGACCAGTGATCGCAGAACCTCGGCGTCCCACTCGGCCAGCTCAGCCGTCCGATTGTCAGCCACGGCGAACGCCGACGATGCGGCACCGTCAAGATCGCTGTAAACGACGCCGATGGTTTTCCAGTCCAATGCGATTGCCGCTTGCAAAGTTCCATTCCCCGCAATAACAACACCGTCGCTCTTGCGAACGACAATCGGCTTCTGCTGTCCAAACCGCGTCAGCGAAGCCTTGATCG